ACTAACTGAGGGGTTACGTACTGGTCAATACTAGTATTGTAGGTAGCAGGTAAATCAAAGTCAGTTATGTCACCTTCGAATACATCTTGACCAGTGTACTTGAATAAGAATTCTTTAATTACTACGTGATATGGTTTTACTTCATTCAAATATCCAGATAAGAAGTCTTGATTGTCAGATTGGAATACTTCGATAGGTTTCAATTCACGGATAGTGTGTGCTACATCAATGAATGATGTTTTGTTCAACCATGGCAAGTAGCTTTGATTTTCAATCGTTTCAGATTGAATGTATTCAAATAACAAAATCAAGCTCTTGTTGCGGAATATCTGTAAATCGTCTATGTATATTTCTTCGTTTAGAGCACGTACAATATAGCGAGTTTCTTCACTTGGGTATTGATCGTAGTCTGTTGTATCAAAGAAGTTGTCACCGAAACCTAATCTTGCTGTTTCATAATCCCATAGCGAACTCTTGAACTGAACAGTACCGTTTTGTAGTCCTATTCTAGTCCAAGAACCGTCTGATTCTAAAACATATGTTTCTGTTGCGCCTACGCCGTTTTCAGCAACAGATACAATGGTACCCGGTGTTACTGTTAATGTAGCTAGGTCCGCATATATTGGTACTTGTAATGCGGCTTTGGTGTTGTCGTTGTAACCAGTAGCCCACCAATTTACATATTCCCAATAATCAGCAGTGTCAAAGAATAAACCTGAGCGAGACAAGAAACTTGCTTGACGTATTTCTGTAATAGGGAACTGAGCCAATACTTCATTAGCATACACTAAGTAGTTTTTCAATGCTAAGAATCTATTATAGAAGAAACTCTGACGAGGTCTTGCTAAAATTCCACTCTGTACTGGCTTAGGTAAGTACGGATTTGGAACCACACCGCCTGCCTCATCAACACCGCACAAGCTATCTAATAGTCTGTCGTATAAACTTTCCGGAACTTCTATTACGTTATTGTCCGGTAAGCCAGGTAAGAAGTCATCTGCGTAATTCGCACGAATTAGGCTGTATTGACTATGTGATACATCATCGCTAGTTCCAGTACCAAACCCAATGTGTAATACACTATCAGTATTATTCACATATCCTGCTGTGTTATATAGCGCAAAGGCGTTAGGTAGTATAGGAGTCATGTACGCTATACCAGAAGAAGCAGGCTGAGCGATATATGATTGTATTACGCTATCTGCTAACGTTTTTCCTAAGTCTTTTACAATAATATTAGTATTTCTAGCCCAGAAGTAATAGACTGGTGCCAATCCACCTGCTTGTGTAGTTACAAATCTAATACTATACATAGAGGTGTCATACGCTACACCTGGACCAGAATAGTTAATAGGTAGAACATTACTAGATACCCAAGTGTACACTGCTACGTCAGAGCCAGGGAACACTTTGCCCCACCACTTGCTGTTGTAGGTGTTATCGTTTTGGTGATAGTTAATGAATCTTACATTGGATGTGTCGAACCATATTTGACCTAAGTGTTCTTCTCCCCATACGAGTCCGCTAGTAATAGAACCTGTGTTGTTATAAGTCGCAGGATCGGTATTGCTTACTACATCAATGTTCTCAGCTACTGCGCCCAATAATTTACCTTGTAATGGATCTAAGTAATCTATGTTTTCTAATGTGTCATATGTAGAAGCACTGTAGATTTGAACGTTTTGTATTTTTTGAACATCTACTACTTCTGATGAGCTACGATATACTGACCAATCCTGAGTGCTAGTGTTGTTGACATACGCAATCACTTGACCGTTAACATCATTTGGCTTGAAGCCTGGGGTTCCGATCAATACTTGATATCCGTTAAAGTCTAACGCTGTGCCATAACGTGGTTCAGAACCATAATCTAAGTTAGTATCATTTAGACTTTGTGCGTATACAAATTTACCGATATTTCCTAGAGACTCGTTGTAGACCCCTAGATAATCGTACATGTACACCGCACCGGCATTTGCGAATGAATCTATCCACGTAGTAGTATTGTTGTCAAATACTGTGTCATTGTCATTAGTTTCATCGTCACTAAAATCAAAAGTAGTCGCAGTGAATCTAGATGCTACCGGAGCACTTACAATGAAAGATCCAAACTCGTTGAATTTTACAACAGTACCAAATTGAGTTTGTCCGTTGTTATGTGGGCAATCAATTACTTGTGTCTGTGTGAAGATGCTTATTCCTAATTCTTCTAGTGTTGTTTCGTCTAGTACTGACAACGATAGTTTGTCATTAGCACTAGCCAAACTGCTATCAATCAATTCGATTGTAAGTTTGTTGTCGTTACTAGAAGCTGTTACGTTTGTTACGTTAGCAGAGTTGATTGTTTGTGCTGTCTGTGCGGCGTTACCTGCTATCAATGTTATAGCAAAACCATTCAACAATATGACTCGGTTGGTAGTAATTAGACACTCACTCGTGCCAATTATTTGTCCATACTTTCCGCCACCGTCTGTATAGCGGTATACTGCGCCTTCATTCAATTGACTATTCAATTCGAACGGTGCGCCTACTAGAATTTCAGTACCATATGTATTAATGTCTACGCTGTTACCAAACTGTACACCAATCTTAGGTGTTGTCTCTGTGGTCAATGTTTGTACCAATACGAAATTAGAACCACTTAGTGTAATGATATCACCTGCGGTTAATTCCATATTGAATGTAATCTCACTAGTACCAACTACATAGTTAGCAGAATCTACCACTGTACCGTTTCTAGAAACGATCAATGGGTCGGAACTACTATCCCAAATCATTGGTAGTGTTTGTGGTGCGTATATACTGTTGGTATATTGTACTTCGATGTTCTGAACTATACGGTCGAACACATAAGTATAACCCCAGTTGTCAGTGTTTACATCATAGTCTTTGTCTGGTGTTCCTATAATTACTTTGTCACCGTAGTAGTTAGTTGCGATAGAATATCCAAAATTGTCAGCAGACACCACTCCGGCTACTGTCAATGTTGTGACTTCTTCGTATGTGCCATCTACCAATTGGTATACATATACTTCAGCATCTTCAGTTGATACATACAACCAATTTAAGTCACCGGAGATTGCAACACTTTGACCCCACACGCTTACACCTACTGGAGCTGGTATAGTTTGAACTAACACTAACTCATCTTGAAGTGTAGTCATAGTTAGTTCATACACGTAGACATTGCCTGAGGTTTCGCTAATAACTATAGTATTTCCGCTATATGCGATTGCTGTACCTAACGTTGGTTGTGCTGGATCTTCTAATGCCGGTATGGTCTGCTCAATGTCATATGTGTTTGACAGAGCGTTTAATCTATAACGATATACTCGACCTTTTTCGGCGTCACTTATTAGATATCCCAACTGAGTATTACATGCTACAGCGGAACCAAATGTGTCTGATTCTAACTTTGTTATTTCACTGTCTATTGCGTAATTTAAACTCTTACGATATACTGCCCATGATCCATCGGTGTTTGTGTCAACCCACACTGTGTTCTTAGTAAACTCAGCGTTTGTTAATGGTAATGTACCGATATCAGCAGGAGAATCTACTCGTTGTGATTGGAATTTGAATCCAACACCCTGGCCAGTTACTGACTTTACTGTAGGATCAAGTGATAGGTTTATAATAATTTTATATGGGTCTACAATGGCTGCTGCAACATAATATCCATCGATATTATCGTTGAAGTTTACCAACGCAAATATTTGATACTTTGTTAAGTTATGAGGATTAGCAAAAGTAATTGTTACTGTGCTGTTTAAGTTGTTCTTTGCTTGAATTACTGGACCTAAACTTAGCGGAGTCAATACTTGCCATTCTTGTAGATAGTTTGCTAACCAAACATAATCTCTAACATATAATTTCTTCAATGACACTAATGAGCCATATTGGTCAGTAGCTGTAGGCAATCCAGAATAGAAATAGCTAGCCATCTTTACGTCACCATAATTCACATATCCTGCTGTAGGATATACAGTTGATGGTGTGTCGTTGGGTACAGTAGCTAGTACATTCGGAGTAGTAATAGGTCTGCCATAATTAAAGATAGAATACAATGGAATGTTTTGTTGAGCACCTTGAATGTCGTTGCTGTCTGTCAACGCAACAATACTAGGGTTATTAGTTAACTCTGTTTCATTCAATTTAACATCAACGAAATTACTGTTCAACACACCACCGAACTCACCGGTTTTGATAGCCCAGTTTTCGTATATGTCGTAGTCGATTCCGCCTTGTGCCAAACTTGCGCCCTTGAATGCGCTAGCGGCATTTAGTGTACCTTTGTTTTTAATTAGGTTCTTATATACGTTGACTTGAGTAACATCAGTCAAGTCTGCCAGCGCCATATAATCACGTGGGCGATAGCCAATCAAGCTAAAGCTCAACAAGTCAGCGTCATTTTCTAAGTTTGCTTTGTTTACATCATAGTATAATGAACTTTCATATGATCTTGTTTGACTGTTAGGCAATAAACCTTTCTGAACTTCATTGTAGTCAGTTTCTTTCCAATCTAATTCATTGAACTTAGTTGTTTGTTGAATCAAGCGCAATGCTGTCCAATATTTGTTTTTATACTTTACTATTTCACCAGGAGCATACTTACGAGTAGTACTCCACTCAACTATGTTGTCTTGATTTAAGATGAATCCTTGAGCATCAATTGTTCCGTTCCATTCGGCTGTTTTTGTACCACGTACAACTATACGAACTTGGCGTAATCCAGTAACCAGATTATAAATCACATCGCCAAACAATGTTGTATTGTCAAATACGATACCGTGCTCAAAATTACTTACATTGAATTGTCCATATGATAATGTATCACCTTGGTTCAATGGCTCTACGGTAAACGCAGTGTTGTCTCGAACAATAGATAAGTTATTAACGTCAATCGGGAACAAGGTTTGATTCAACACAAAATTGTGTTTTTCTAATGTCAACGGTTGAACAATATTACTATCTTTATCAATTAAAATTCTACCAGCCGCAGGGTTAATAGTAGCAATAGATCCGACTTCCCAGCCCATTTGAGACCAGTATAAGAACTCGGCGACCATTTGTGCCCATGTTAACTCTATTCCGTTTTCAATCTGGTTGAATATCATTCCCTGAGATTCTAAAAACTTACCATATCCAGCTAAGAATATAGCAACTTCTTGTGCTGTGTAGAACTCTGTTCCATAGGGAACTAATACTACGTCATCGTAATAGTCGTTTGGTATTCTAACAGAAACATCTTCGATGATTACGTTGTTATAATTACCATTAATTTTTGGTTTTACTGTTTTAAAGTATGCGGTTGTTTGACTGTTGCCGTATACTTTATATCCGTTAGTGCTTAATTGAACTACCACACCACTAAACGTTATCTGTTCGAAAGGTTGATTGTCATATAATAACACCCCGTAACTCTCGTCTGGGATTAACAGTGAAGAATTATTGCTGTTAGGTGTTCCCTTCTCAACATAAAACTTTAACAAGTCTTTATCAGAGAAGCCAGCTAGACGGTATACCAAGCGAACATCTAATGTGTTCAACATATCTTGGATTTGCGCAGTAGCATCAACACCTACTTGTTTTTCGTAATCAACAATCCAATTGATATAACTGGTAACTGCTTCACCTGATCCATAGATATCGATATCGCTTAACACCAAGTGGCTTCTGTTGTTTACTAGGTATTGATTAAACTCCACATTGTATTTGTAGTGGTCTACATCAATGGCTAAGGTGAAAAATTCAGCAGGTTTAGTAAACGCTAATATACGCATTAAGTCAAATGGCCATGAACTAGAACGACGGTATGAGAATTCCGCAGGGCCAACGTCTCCTACTTGCCAGTCACGCTGGAATGTATTACTGTTGTAGTTACCAACAATAGAGACTAAAGGTGATACTAGATTACCAGCAGTGTCAACTGGTAGCACACTCAATAATCCTGGACGCTTATACTGCTCTAGTGTAACCGGAACACCGTTGTTCCAATCATAACCGTTTGCTAGGTCACCCCATAATACTAAGTTATCACTAGTATAAGGTGCCGCACCGTAACGTGATTCCCACCATGATGGTTCATTTTTGTACCCTAACATTTCCCATGGGGTGGTATCAGGAGTAGATGTATCGTAGAAGTACTGATACATACCTCTCCAATATCCTTGTTCAATAGGGGCACCATCTAATTTGTTGCCACTGTTTCTGTAGTTATATGAATATTGATTTCCGTTCTGATATATTTGTCGCTTGTATTCGATGCGGTTTTGACCGATCCAGTTCAAGAAACCTTCAGAATAGATATTCATAATTTCACTGTATGAGTAATCTGTATTTCTAAAGAATCCAGGTAGAACTTCGTATTCTTGTACAGGTATAACGTTAGAAAGTTTGAGGTTGTTATATACACGAGTTTCAAACTCTAACAATACTTTGTCTCTAAAGTCTTCCAATTGTCCGGTAGTTTCATTGTAACTGCCGTATAGTTTGTTGAAGGATCCGTCGTGACCTACGATAAAATATGTAGGTTGTGTGTATGCGCTATCTAAAACAACACCTGGAACTGTCGCTGGGTACAATCCTAATTTAGTAGGAGTATTTGGGCAATAGCTACCATATGTTTGATTATATTCTTTGATAGTGATCGTGTCGCCGGGCAGTAAGTCAGTTTCAATAGTCAAAGAAGGACTATCTGCGCTAACTGTATAATCAATGCCTCTAATTAATTGTGTAGTGTTGCTTAGACCGTCAACAGTTCTGGATAGATACACAAGAACGCCATAATAATTAGCAGTAGTAAGGTCGTATATTCTACTTAATGGATATATGGATACATCCAATGAGTTAGCGAAACTGTACGTGTTAGTTATGTACGCAGCCTTTGATGGCAACATATCAGACCAGAAGAAAGGTTCACTGTCTGTTTTATATGATGACATTTGGTCTAACGCATCATCAAGCATTTGAGCCGGTGGAGTGTAAACTGTGTACTCAGTACTGTTTACTGTATCTACCAACATTGTTTTAAATGTAATATAACGTTGACTGTTGTATTGTAACGCATCAAACAAGTTATGATTCTGCTGACGCAAGAATGCGCCCGGCAATACTAAGCTAGCAGAGTTCTGAATAATCTTGTTACCCCATGGCACCATGTTACCTAAGTCTCTATAGTTGTTAGACCCGAATACTACACCGGTGGTGTTTGGGTTGTTATAGAAAATACTTTGGTATTGACCTCGTATATCACCTACGTTAACTACAGTGATATCTTGGTTCAATGGGTTGTTATTTAAGTTCCATGGAATTTGGTAATAAGCTGTCTTGCTTACTTGATCGCTCAATACTAAGATTTGAACTACAGTGTCTACCAATGAGTTTACTGATAGTTCAACTGTTGTAGTATTGTCAGTAGAGCTTACTGTGTAGTTTGCTGGATCTTGGTATTCATTATTGATGAATACTTGAATTGTTGGCCAGTTAGTAGAATCATCAGATGACACAGCAACATCGCAAACAAAGGTGCTAGTTGGATTTTCAGCTACATAGTCGAAACTGAATACCTGATATTGTATGCTAGGGCTAACAGCAGTTTGCCATCCTAATTGTCTAGTATAATCTAGACGAGAAGAATAGTCATATACATATCCAATGTTAATTTTTTCTGTGACAGGCGATGTACCACTTACGTAGTCGAAGGTGTCTGAGTTTAGCGTAACATCAAATGATATATCACCTATGTTATCCACGCTAGAGTAGCGTAATGGTATTCCTAAAATAGAATCATCAGCCCCTACACCAATTCCATAACTGAACAATGTGGTCCCAGTAAAGCTAGAACCCACATAGATATCACTGTTGCTTAAACTTACACCATTGCTATCAAACACATCAAACTTAGGTGGTTGATTTATAGTATTCTTTTGTTGTCCTAATACCCAATGTAATCCATTGAAGTATAAATCTTTACCTTGATAATTAAAACCTCTATATGCTACTGTTTGGTCGTCAACTAGAATTTGACCGTCACTGGCTTCTGTCAATGTAATGACAGGAGTAGAACCAGCAATACTAGACATTCTAGCAACATAAATTTTATTTCTGACTGACAAGTTAGAGTCAGCCGCAAATACTAATCTTGCTCCATCAAACACCGCATAGTTATCTACTGTGGTGTCAGTTGAATTGATACAGGCATTAGTAACACTATTGATAGTGATCGGAACGTTTAGATTCCATGATACTGTAATGACAGTTTCTGTAGTACCGGCTTCTACGGCTGAAACATAGGTATTCGTTGGTAGCACGGATACGTCAGTAGTGCTCTCATATGTGTCAACTACATATTGTCCTACAGCAATAGATCCTACGATACTATCTGTTAATAATGTAATTGTTGTGCTCTGTGGTGTTACGGTCGCTGATGTAGAAACTGTGGCAGTAGACAATACTAATGGGTCACCGTTCTTTTCAGTAGACACAGTGAACTGAGTAGAATTAGGGATAGACTGAACGTAATATGTTGTTCCTGCTACAATACCACCAATGCTATTCGCAAAAACAATAATGTCATTTACAAACAGGCTAGAAGTATCAGCACAGATAACTACGTTGGTACTTGCTTTTGTTTCAGTAATACCACTTAAAGTACTAGTACCTGAAACACCAGTAATGACAGAATCATACCCAGTGTATGATGCTACATCAGGATAATATTCATAGTGACCTGACACCTCTGATAATGCGTCAGTAGACCTAAAATCAATAAAGTCGATAGGAGCTTTACCAATAATACCTGAGTTAAACAATCTTAGATTAGGATAGAATTCAATGATTGGTCTTTTGGCTTTATTTTCTGATGTGGCCGCTTGAGTTACGTAAGATGGATTTTGATTGTATGTTGCTGTTGCGTTGATAACATCAATGTGGAACCAACGGTTACTACGACTCCAAGCATTTTTATCTATGCTATTTCTAGCAATAGTAATGTAGTCAGGAGTGACCGGTACATATAGTGTTACGTCAAAGTTACCAATATCATATGGCAATGAGTCATATGGGGTATATGTACCTTGAGTAAACAACTCAGGTACAATCATATCTGATTCCGGAATCAATTCAATTGCGGTACCAACACCTTCAACATAAAAAGGAATATTTTTATAACTACTAGGATATATGTCACCTTGGAATACAACCTTTAAACCATTAGTGAAGACTACTCCGTTAGATGCGGTGTACTGTTTTCTTCCTAGAATCTCAGTTTCAATATCCAATGTATTCGTTACGTTACTGTCAATAAGTTTGATGACACCAACCTTGTTAGGGTTAGTTCCATCTTGGTAATACAAGGTATCTAAGATTGCGCTTAGATAAGGAATTAATTCAATAGTACCTGCAATGTTTCTGAAGAAGTTTCTAGATATCCACTCGGTACCGTAGTTTACAGTAATTTTTTGGTTAGTTGGAATAGAACCAGTATCAATTAATTTAATAGTAGGATCAGAAAGATCACCAGTATATGTAACAGTGTATATAGTTCCACTAACGTTAGTATAGTATCCACCATCAAAATTATTAAAGTCTACAGCAGAACCAGGATACATTGATTCATTGTATGAAACGCCACCGTCTTCATCATATAACGTAGTGTCGTAGAATTTTGAAATATAACCAGTTTCATTCACTACACCGGTATTGTAAAACATCAGTGTAAGACCACTGAGTGATGTTATACCATCAATATTGTTTATTTCACTTAAACGTTTTCCGTTAATTTGATCGAACGGAGCAGTAGAAACAATGTCTACTGTGTTTGTACCTGGCAAGTTAGTATATTCTGCTTGCGCATCTTTTGTAGGCACAGTGAAAGTAACTACACCGGCGCTAGCGCCGTTATTATTAACACCTAATACGTCACGTGTTTGTACGTTAGGTTGTGTGGGGCTGTAGCCAGTAACGCCCGGCGCTCCCTGAATCCAAAACTGAGTAGGTTGATTTACTGAGAATGTATATGTACCGCCACGTAATAGTGTTAACACTGGATTCATAGAACCAGTTTGATTTTCCGGTGCTATAATGTATCCATTAGTAGCGTCAGTTACAACATACGCATTAGTTGAGAATACAGTTTCAGTGGCAACTGTAACACGATCAGGACCCTCAGGTAACCAGTAATACTGATTAAAGTTGATGATTTTATCTAGACCAGTAAATGAATCCCATGAATAAAACTGGTTGTTAAACAAACGGTTGTTATCACTAGTAATTCCACCTTCTAGTTTTAACGCATCAATTATACCCGGATAACTAATGAAATCTTTAGCTGTCTCTTGGTTGTCTTTTAAAAATACAACACCGGGATCTAATTGATAATCAGTGCGAACCTTAGTAGGCTCAGTCACATAATAATCTTTTGCGTTAATACCATAACCAAACTTACTACCAATATAGCCCTCAATTCTTTTTGTGTTAGGCTGTGCTACTAGTTGATCTAGCGTAGCCTGTAAGAATTGACTATTTGTTTGTGTTTTAAAAACATCAGGTAAAAAGTTTAGTGTTCTGATTCTTGTTGCCATTGTAAAAATTCTCTATGGTTATATAGTACTTATCTTATCTGTAATTCGGCGGGTGTGAGTGCTGAAATTACAACCACATCATTTGCTGTAGCGGCGTTAGCAAAAATTTCGTAAGGTTCACATTTAATTTCATATAAATCACCAAAGTGCATGTTAGCGTCATTAGGAACTAACACAGCAGAACTGATTAATTCACCAACTTCAGCATGAAGATATGCGCTTAATTCACTGAAATAGAATGTATCTCCGAAATTCCAATTATTTATGGCGAAATAATTGTTCATCGCAGTTAAAACAGCACTACGTATTTCGCTATCACTAGCGTTAGTGCTATTATTTTTTATTACCTTGATAGTAGCTCTCAGCGCTGGCGCTGCCTTAGCACCAAACAGTGGTTTGAACACTACTGAGTTTGGAACTACGCTGTCACTCAACATCTTGTAATCTTGAATCTTACCATATTCTTGACTTAATTCATTGATAGTAGGTTTGTTTGGCATTGGAACTGTCCCAGTAGAATCCTGGATCCAATTTTGATAGGCAGTATAATATGATTGTGTCACTAGATATAGGTCAATAATATTAGTAGTTGCTGGATCAATACGAACAGTGTTATTACTATTATGGCGATACTGGAACTGTAACCCTTGTCTACCAGGCAGAACAGTATATTGTGGTTGCTCTACTAAAATATAATAAGGTGTAGTTACTGTGTCATCTTGTACTGATGTGTAGAATTTATTATCAGAATATGCGTAGAATAATTGACCTTCTGGATATTCATACTTAGCTACTTCAATTTGTGTCTTAGTTGGATAACTATATACTACGGAAGTAGAAGGAATTATCTGGTATCTAGAAAGATTAATAGCATCTTCAACAAGTTCAAAGAAGGTATAGATTCCAATATTAGTTGTACCTGACTGATAACCAGTCACTGTAGTGAAGAAGTCGGGATCTAAAATAATATTTCTGTTGTTGGTGTCGATACTAGCTACTTCGATAGCATAATCATTAACATAACCATCATTCTGAACCGTCTGTCCTATGATACTTGCTCTGATCGGAGCTACCAATGGATAGTTGCTACCTGGCTTTGTATTTGTAGCCAATACACTGATATAGTCTTGTAATATCTTTCCGGTAAACGGATCATAAACTAGCTTACCATTTTCAAACGTGAAACGAGTATCAGCTACACTACCAAAATAGTAAGCTAAAGAACGGTAAGTTACATTATAGCGATTGCTTGTTGTACCGCTTATACTCTCAAAGTTTACAAACCATCCAGTTGCGTTTGGTTGTTCAATTGACCAACGCTCTTGTGCGATAGTCAATGAGTTATTAAACACTAAACTAAAACTTTGTTGTAATTCCATTCTAACAATACATTCTTGAATAATGTTGTTACTCAATGTGTTATCGAACGTTGGAATTACTGTAGTTAAAATTGCGTCTGATGGAACATAACCATTTAATGTAATAGGGCCGACTCCGTTGGTAAAATTACCTTCACCGTTATTATAGCCATCACCTAATACATTTAGTACACTAGTCCAAAAATATGTTTTGCGAGTTTGCCCGGCGGCGCCGGCTACTAGACGATTGTTGTCGTCAAAGTAATAACCAGTTGGCGCAGTGAATTTAACCATAGCGCCCTTGGTTATATATTTTACGTTGTTAGTAGAATATGTACCTACAGCGATAGGAGTATCGGCTTGATTTAGTATTCCATAAAAATAACCAGTAATACTATTAGCATCTACTGTTGAAGTATTCCAAAATACTTCTCCGTCACCTGATGCTTCATCGATATCGTATCGTGTATAATTCTGTAGATAGTATTGGTTAGCTCTAGTACCAGCCAATACCGCCGCTAGATTATCAGTCAAATAAGTGATAATGTCGCCGGCGCTATTGATTGTCAACAAGTCATCACCGTTGGTATTGTCTTGGTACAATGCTCCATCTGAAGCAAAACTATTTGTGCTTGAATATTTACCCGTAGGATCTAACAAGTCTAAGTTCTTAGATACACCTACACTAGAACGGTTAATAGCCTTTGACTTAATAATAGAACTATACAAAGTATATGGGAAATTATTATAATCTTCACCGTTAACCATACGGTTCTGTGTGTAATAACGTGTAGGAGCACGTTGCTTAATTTCTGACAAAGACTCACGTGATTGTGCAGTAGTTACGGGTGTTTGTAGGTCTAAAGTTAATGTCAGTGTTTCTTGACGACCTAATCGGCTGATATATGAAAAACTTACGGAGATGCCTTGCATCTCAGTTGGATCAATCGTATAAGTCAACGCATTGCCGGCTCGAACATACGCACGGAAATTACCAACCGGAATCTCACTGAAAACTCCATCGCCAAATACGTAACTTACTTGGTCATTGAATCTAGAATTAACTGAGAATATCTTTTTGTCTGACGTTTCTGATTGTAGATATGCGTCAGCATAAACGTTTTCAACTTTGTTCCACAATATTCTAGGTGTTGTCAAGTTATTAGTGTTTAGTTGATATAACCATGTATCAGTGTTATTGATACCTTGAATGTCAATATCAATCACTTGGTTACTGATCTGTTGTTGTAGGTTAAAGTCAAAGTTTTGTAGTGATCCTTGCTTGAAATAAAAGAAGAATCCGGTGTTCGGGCTACCGTAACCTAATTTGTCATTACGATATAAAATATTGAATTTTCCACTAGGAGCAGGTGGAATTTCATATACATAATCTTCATCGATACTAGTACTGGATACTAATTCAAATCCCATGTTTATTCCATCGACTGTTGAACTGAACGGGACTATAGGTAAACTGTTAGATGGAATACTCATTGAATATTCGTCTGTTTTGATACCTAATATTTGTGCTGTATTTCCCGGTCTGCCCACACGTTGGGTAGTGATTAGTGTAGCATTGATGATTGTGTTGAATTGTTCTAACCAGTTAGGGTTAGCTGGATCGTTCCATAATATAGGAACATTAGATAAATTAAATCCATTCAAATCACTTATATTTTGAGTAGTCTGAATTGATGTGACTTTGATATATCCCTGACCTGTTAAGTTACGTTTTGGGGTATAAGATACCAAATTAGCTAACTTAACAACTGAATCTCTACGCTCCGCAGTATCCATGAAGTTTTCACGTGTATTCAAGTCGTTGCGGAAAGCGAGGCCTTGACCCATAAACGCAATAACGTCTAATAACGCAATGAATTCGCTTGACTCAACATAATCGTTATATGTTTCAGGGTAGTATACACGCAAATAATCGATGAAACTCTTACGTAGTGTTTCATAGTCGTAGCTTCTAAAATCAGCTTCGCGGAAAGTCTGATAAATCGCTTTCCAGTCGTTTACACCGAATAGTGCGGATTGTCTTGAACTTGTAGCCATGGATAGTGTTCTCTTTTATGTATTTATCATACCTGAAAACACCGATTTTTACTGTACTCTGGCTTGATTGTCGTCTTGATCGAAAAAGATACTCATCATTTGTGCGTTGTTAAACGGTGCTACTGCTATTTCTACTTCTAGTAAAATGCCGTTTTCCTGCGGGAAGGCGCGCACACTGTTAACCAATAATCTAGGGTCTAGACTAGCAACTCTACGAATTTCATCTTCTAATTGAAATTGTACATCGGCCGTGTTTGGTTCAAAAACAAAAGACCAAAGTGTAGTTCCATATCCAGGTTGCCCTACTTTTTGCCCGATAGGAATATTGAGTGCGTTTACAAAATCACGTAACACGAGTTGCTCATCTACTAATCTAAACTTCTTTCCGGTAATTACTGGAGAGTTTAGCGATCCAGTGCCGCCGTCAACGCCAGCAGTCATGTTAGTTGATTTTGGTTTGTTAGCATTTATAGTACTGAATCCGATATATGTTGGCATAATTAACCTCTAAGATATTTATCAAGCTAGATTGGCAAGATCGCTGACTTGTTTTAATAGTGCTGTTTTCTTTTCTGAAATCGCAACTGCGGCTAATCTTGCTTCTTCAATCGCAGGATCGCCTTGTGGTAAGTCTGCTTTAGCATCTCTATATGCCTTCATGGCAGCAAAATACTGGTCGTCCAGTGCGTTAGCTTCTGCTAATAATTTTCCTTGCTGGTCTAGTAATTTATTTAACTTATCAGATGCAGCCGCAGTTCCTTGATTATCAAAGTTGGGCACTGGTATTTTTTTACTACCCAACAATGATCCTAGTTGAGCAGATATTTCTGATCGGTCTGTTGTGCCTACAGCTACTGTTGGTAATTTAATTGGTATCGGACCGCCGGCACTCAATGAACTTATTGCCGCGTTTAATTCTGATGCAGCACCAGGTGGAAGTCCTGAAGTTACCATTGAAGCTAAACCATCAGTGCTTTTCTTTAGACCGTCAAGTCCGCCTTTGATGGCTGCTTCGGCTGAACCTGTTATGTTAGACAATGAACCGGAAGGTGAACCTATCAATGATGTTGCTGATCCTATAACATTATTCACAGAGTTACCGACAGACGCCACTGATCCTACCAAAGAGGTTGCGGCAGCAGTCGCTGAACTTATAGAATTGTTAATAGCAGTTGACGCATTATTAATTAATGCGGTTACTTCTGCTGTACCGGGCACCTTGTTCGTAGCTCCGGGGGCATTATTGATTACGGTTGACACTGTTTTGGTACCGCCGGGTATACCACTAAGACCAGAACCAATAGAAGCTACTACACTGTTAACTGAGCCTGTAACTGATGTCACTGCGGATGTAATTCCTGACCCTATTTTACTAGCGACACTAGCAACACTGGATATTGTCCCACTGATGCTACTAGTTAATCCGTTAACAGCACTAGTGACTCCGCTAGTGATTCCGCCCACAGCTCCGGTTATGTTTTTTGTAATACCACTTAGTGTTGAACCTGCACCGTTGACGGCTTGTGCCGCCTCTGTCGCATTTTTTGCGGCAAGCTGTGTTAGATTCTGTGGGACTCCTGCCTTCATTGGTTTAAACACATTAGTAACTGCCGCAAAAGCAGATCCGGCTACACCTTTTGCGCTATCCAGTAAACCAGATAGTCCGGCGGTTGCGGATTTACCTATACCACTAAGTGCGCTACTGATAGAAGATAATCCACCTGTCAATGTTTGAGACATATTAGCCGCAAAGTTACCAGACGAAATAGCTTGACCCACTGAGTTAGAAATTCCGTTGATTGCTCCGGTTACACCATTGGCAGCATTTTTCACAAAATCAACAGTAGCATTTACCCCTTTTGTTGCCGCGGCCATGACAACCCCTGCTATTTGACCGGGTGCTTCTTTACCTGTCATTACGCCCATGCTGGTCAATGACTTTTGAGCTTGTTGGAAATTAGCTACTTGAGCTTGAACTTGTGCTGTTGTATTCTTAGCGAAAGCAGTTAGATTTTCGGCTCCTTGTTTGCCAGTGAACAAGTTTGGAGTCATCGCTTGAGTAACTGTTTTGCCTCCTTGAACCAATCCATCGATTAGTGTCGCAGATCCTGGTTTTAACACACCTGCGCTTTCTAGTTGTTTTGGAGTTTGCGCTAATTGACCAACAACTGCTTGTGCTTTGCCGGCTGCATCAGTAATAACGCCTGCGCCGGTCGCAATAGCCGATGACGCAGTGCTTGCCGCATCTTTGGCAACAGCACCAACCATTGTAGCAGTCGCATTTTTATCTAGCGCATTGCTGACTGGTCCAGTATCTGGGACTGTAGCTGCGGTAGCGACAGTAACTGGGTTCGCAGGTGGTGTTGCGGCCGCTGATGCATTTGTAGACGCTAGTGCTGAAGACGGTGCTGTTGGTAAAGAAGCACTTGCGCTTAACGTTGTTTTTACGTCAACACCTTGATTGGCGTTGGCCCATGGTGCGTGTGCCGGAGCCCTAGATACAATAGACAGTAGTTTGCCCGGTGCGGCAGCAAAACCCTTAGTAGCATCATACAATGTATCAGTGTGAGCAACTACAGGAATCGGTGGCACTTCGGCTGGTACTAGACCAGCGTTTCCTGTATTAAGATTAATTTTACTTCCATTGATATATGTTATACTACTACTTGCGTATGATGCTTCCCCTGAAGAAAGCATACTCATCGCTCCATTAACTTTAACTGTATATTTGCCTATGGCATACTGACTAAAATCAGTGCCGGCTTTAAACTTTGTAGCCTTTTCACTAGTCATAGTAATGTTTTCGGCAGACACATTTAAATCTTTGGCAGCATTTATGTTAATGTTGTTATCAGCATGTAAATTTAAATCACCTTGAGTTCGTATGTTGACTGAGTTAGTAGCGTACATATCGATTGTACCTTCTTTACCCAACTCTACCCAACTCTGACCATTAGCATGAATGATGTGTAGACATTGCCCGTCATCACTCATTAATATTTGATGTCCCAAAGATGAACGTATTCTAACTAATTGATCTTTGCCAACTAAGTCACCGTCATCCATAACAAAACTATGACCTGATCTACGATTTATAACTTTTAATTGAGTATCTTTTGCTCCACTTAAACTGCTAGTTAATTCAGTATCAGTGTATCCACCTTCATATATGGGTCTACCGGGGGTGTTAACACCCCAACCAACTCTCGATGGACTTTCTCTGCTAGCACTAGAACTAATAGGTCCTCTGATAGGATCACGTAGCAACCCTTGTTGATTGAATATCGCGGCAGCATAAGTATGTATTGGCTTGGGTTCGGTTAGAAATCCGATACCTTCTGATTTGCTAATATCATTAGCATTTATGTTGGTTACTGGTAGTCTAGGTGCTCCACCGTAACTCTGTGCTTCACCTTCGTTTGGTATAACATTAGACGTTGCCCCTATCGCCGGTACCATTTGTAACGCTTCTGCTTTTGGAACACAGCCTATGTAGAATCCATAGTTCATGTCTCCGTTGATAAACACGCAAACTACTTCTGTT